TATGGTTATCTAAAAGATAAATTATATTTTTCTAGTGAAATAAAAAGTTTATTAGAATGTGGTTTTGAAAGACGAATTTGTAAGAGAGCATTAGCTCACTATTATAATCAAGGTTATAATTCAGGTTATCTTACAATGTTTGAAGGTATCAGAAAGTTTGTGCCAGGTGAGGTGTTTGTAGATGGCCAAATGCACAACTTATTAGATTATGATTTAGAAAGACCACATAATTTAGATATTGATTATGTGGCTAAACAAGTACAATTAAAAAATAACTATTCAGTAAAACAAACCTTAATGGGTCGTAGAAACATAGGTCTATTCTTATCTGGTGGTTTAGATTCAACTTCAATATTATATGAAATGAAAGAGTTAGGTGTAAAACCTAGAACATTTACATCTAGTTTTGCAACAACAGACCCACAATCAAAACTTAATGAAGACAGCCAACTAGCACAAAGATTATGCAAAGATTGGAATATTGAAAACAATGTTGCCTATCAAACACAACAAGATTATGTTGACGCATTAGAAGATACCTTTTATGCGTTAGAGGAACCAAGACAAGGTAAAAGTTATCCGACTTATTACAATATGAATAAGTTTATGTCTTCAAATGATATTACAGTTACTTTAGCAGGTGATGGTGGTGATGAATTGTTTGCTGGTTACAAACACCATATGCACCCAAACTGGAAAGGTAAATTAAAAGCATTAAGAAAACATAATAGACCTTTAAGAAATCCAGAATTAGAATGTAGTTTAGAAGACCAAATGGAATATCTATATGAGTGGTTACCACCAAATCAATTACAGAAAGATGATTTAAATGATTTTCTATTCATAGAAAGTTTGAATGCTTTAGCTGAAGACTTTTTAGTTAGAAACGATAAGTTAGGCATGGCGTTTAGTATGGAAGCTAGATTTCCTATCTTAAATAAAAGATTAAGAGATTATGTAAGAGCCTTGCCAAGTAAATTAAAAACTGATATAGAATTTAAAAAGAGACCAAAAGAAAAACATAAGTATTTACAAAAGAGAGCTTACGAGGGTTTACTACCTAATTATATTTTAAATCATAGTAAAACAGGTTGGCGTTTTCCAACAGATGAAATATTAATAGGTAGAATGGACGCACCAGCACCTGATAACGGAGTTTTAAAAGATTATATTAGAGAAACTTTAGATGATAAAGAACTAATGGATATTTTTGAGTATGATATGACAGATGTTGAAGAAAGATATTTAAATAATAAACACCATATTAAGACAGAAAAAGGTGAAGATAAAGCAGGTACTGGTTTAAGGTCACAAAAAGAATTATTTAATACACTTAATTTTGCAACTTGGAAAAAAGTATATGGTATGACGATATGAAATTATTAAC